AATCACATTCCTTGACAAGCACAACCCAGATCAGTTCGAGATTTTGGGGCTCGATAGGTACATGGAGGACAACCCTAACTACGGAAAGAGATTCCGCATCAACAGGGTCGAGAAGTACGCTCGCATTCTCATCAGAAACCGGAGGCTCTCATGAAAGTCGAACTGCTCGCGGTCACTGTCCGCGCCCTCACCGCAGGCTACCAGGACGACCCCAACACCGGCGTCGTGGGCTACTCAGGTAAGCTCGACATTCGCCCGGCCTACCAGCGCGAGTTCATCTACAAGGACAAGCAGCGTGACGCGGTCATTACCACGGTCATGAAGCGCTTCCCGCTCAATGTAATGTACTGGGCTGTGCGGGACGTTGGCAGCTTCGAGGTGGTCGATGGACAACAGCGCACCATCTCCATTTGCCAGTACGTCTCGGGGGCCTTCTCGCTCGACGGCCTGTTCTTCCACAACCTCACCGCCGACAAGCAGGAGTTGATTCTCGACTATCCGCTCATGGTCTATCTGTGCAGTGGGACGGATAGCGAGAAGCTGGAGTGGTTCCGCACGATCAACATCGCGGGCGAGAAGCTCACCGAGCAGGAGCTCCGCAACGCAGTCTACGCCGGCCCTTGGTTGGCCGACGCCAAGCGCCACTTCAGCAAGGGCGGCTGCGCAGCCTACAACATCGGCAGCAAGTACGTGACGGGCTCACCTATCCGCCAGGACTACCTAGAGACGGCCCTTGATTGGATCAACGGAGGCGACGTTGTAGGCTACATGGCGAAGCACCAACACAAGCCCAATGCGAACGAGCTGTGGTTGTACTTCCAGCGCGTGATTGCCTGGGTGGCTACGACGTTCCCCCAGTACCGCAGCGAAATGAAAGGGGTAGCGTGGGGAGTGCTCTACAACGAGTTCAGCGCCGCAGAGTGGGACTCGGTCAAGATCGGTCATCAGGTCAGCGCCCTCATGGTCGACGAGGACGTGTCTAAGAAGAAGGGTATTTACCCGTATGTGCTCAACAAACAAGAGAAGCACTTGAACATCAGAATGTTCAGCCCCAACCAAAGGCGCGAGGCTTACGAGCGCCAAAGAGGTAAGTGCTCAGTGTGTCAGGGGAGCTTCGCCATTGATGCGATGGAAGCCGACCACATTACACCGTGGCACGCTGGTGGGAAGACAGAAGCCAAGAACTGCCAGATGCTGTGCCGCGACGACAACCGGTGGAAAGGTGGTGTGTGATGCAGCCCAAAAAGAAAAGGCCCGCCTCCACAAGAGACGGGCCTCACCCGGGCCACCACAACCCTAACAACCCACAAGCTATACACCGAGTGATTAGCTCGGGATGACAACTCTGAAACACCGAGTGATAAGCTCGGAAAGCAGAAGATAGATGGTAGCCCTGACTATTGCAAGTGATATGCACCTTCCTTCCCCGCTTCCTTCAGATTGGGAGCGCTCCACGCGGGAGAAGGTAGCCTTCGGTCTCTTCACGCCTGTTGAGTTCTCGCGTCACCTCGGTGTACCTGAAGCAGATCTTGTCAAGTGGCGCGTACACGACTTGGTCACACCGTCTTACGTGTCACCTACTGGTGCGTGCCTGTACCTGCACTCAGATGGGCAGGGCGTGCGAGCCTGGAAGGATGACCCCGACGGGTGGCACCTTACCTACGACCAGTTCCTAGCACACTACGCAGCGCAAGAGGCAGCTGAAGATGCGCGGGACTGGCGCATGCGGTCAGGTGGCTATAACGAAGGGGAGACTGACCCCTGTGAGTGCGGATGTGAGTGTGGGGCATGTGAAGGGAAGACCTGTGCGGCGATGACATGTGAGTGGGGGACATGCGAGTGTGAAGGATGTTAAGGCTCGTAGGCCCTGAAGAGGGGCAGCAGGATCTGGGCGATGCACCCACCACCCAACAGTCTACCTCACCCGCACCGGTCCCGTACGTTCCTTCGCACACCGGCATAGACTGGTACGCGCACCTGACAGACAACGTAACCAAAGATGCGGCGGCCGGCATCGCGGAAGCATTAAGCGCAAGGCAGGTTGCACACCCAGGAGCTGTCTCTCACAAGATAAGCGCCCAGGCTCTAGTTTTGGTGACCGCCCAGATGCACAGGTTCCTTGTTCGACCTGTGCAGATGCAACCAACGACCCCAGTCGAAGACCTCACTGCTGTCTACCTCGCAGCGATGAAGCGCATAGAGTCCTTCGGCGCAGGGCACGCTGACCTGCTCGCTGCCCGCGCCGACGTCCGGTGGGCTGGGAACAAGGCACTAGTGGCTCAGGCAGGGAGGGCTTCGATGGTTGCGCGTGCCTTCGCCGTGACAGCACTCACTATCCTCTTGAGCCCTGTCACCGCTGCACCCCCCAAGGTGCCTGTATCCAGCGCGGCGGAGACGGAGGTTACCACGGACAAGGCACCTCCAGCCAGGGGCCGCTTGCTCGCCATGGCCGGGCCGGCGCAGAGCGTAAGCGCACCTCGTGCCGAGCGGTCACGCCCAGCCTTGACGCGCGCCGTGTTGCTGAACTCAGTGCTGCTGATGCAGACAACGGAGCTCACCGTTGGTGAGGCTGGCGCGGTCTTCTCCTGCGGCCATGATGGAGAGAAGACTGAGGTGGGGTCTATCTGTATAAGTGCCCCGCTGCTCGCACGCACTGCGTCTAAAGAAGATGCAACTGCTATGGTACTTAGGGGGGTCGCACGCTTGAGCGGGGTCGTGGCCTCAAGGTTGGTTGACCTGTTGGTTTGTCGGAGCTGGGTCATCTCAGAGGACCCGAGCGGTACGACCTTGGTCAACCGCCAACAGGGGAAGGTGCGTTTCCCTGGGGGGTGGGCAGAGCTGTCCAACATCCTCCAACCAGGGAAGAGGGACATGTCCGTTCTGCGGGATGTCGTCGCAGCGGGGGAAGCTCTCAAATGGCGTGCCTCCGCAGGCTGGGATGGGGGTGTATTATGGACGTGCAAGGAGACCAAGATGGCATGTGTGAGGAGCCCCTCTATCACCTTCACGCTTAGCCCTGCCCTCCAGGTCGGAATGGCAGCTGCCTTGGACACTGGCGGGGAGCTACCTTCATATGGTGCACGCATCCTCATCCCGACACTTGAAGCTGCAATACCCCTACCCAAGACTCGTGGCACGGCAGCAGCCATGGCGTTGGCGCGCCTGTTGGTCCTTGAGTTTGTCGACAGGGCAGTCAGTGTAGTTGATGCCGGCGGGCTCTTGGTCACGCCAGAACACTGGAGAGATCTGGCTGTCAGCGCTCGGCTTCACATGAAGGCGCTGCCCTGTATCCTTGCTGCGTGGCAGGCTGGTGATGCAAGCACCCCTCCCTTTATCAAGGAAGGTGTGCGGGAGGACCACTGGTTATTGGCCGACGCGCACAAAGATGACATGGCCTTTATACTGAAGGGAGGGTGTTGGCGCAGAGACAAGCGACAGGAAAATAGAGTCGCGGGCGCTAAACGATGGCGCAAGAAATAGGTGACGAGGCAGCCAGGTAGGACATGAATGCACTGAGAAGAACGACACCACTTTGGTGTCGTTTTTTTTTTAGATGTCGCCCCTAAAGCTCCTTATATTTTAAGTCAGCCCTCCTTATATTTTAAGTCCGTGCCTGAGGCGTTTAAGGTCAAAGTTAAAAAGCTCAATGATTCCCTCAAAACGAACTCCCCCTTATATCGCCTGAACTCCCCCTTATATCGCCTGAACTCCCCCTTATATCGCCTGAACTCCCCCTTATATCGCCTGAACTCCCCCTTAAGTTCTTTTTAGATTTGAATGATTTCATAAGGTTAGGTCAGATCCAAAATACACATGATATGAGTATGAAATGTAATGCAATGCTCTTGATGCTTTGCTCCCTTCGGTCGCGCATCAAGACAAACAAACGCAAAGGGCTTCCCTGCGGTAACCCCTTTCAAACCCTCCCAACCCAAGCCACGGTTTTAAACCCTCCCACCTTAACCACGGTCTTTAACCTTCTCTGAGGCGGTCGCAGCACACTGTCTCGCGCATCCTCCACCCCTCACAGGTACCACGGCATTCCTCGGACCACGCGACGCAGGGAAGGTACCAAAGAACACGGTTTCCACGCGGCGTCCGCCCGTGGCTACCACCTACCTCAGACGCACTGTTAAGTTTTGTAAGATTTTAACTATTTTAACTCTTGCGGATTCTTCCACCTTCAGGCACGGTGTCGGAGACACCGCCCCGGAGGCCACCTTGCCCACACCTGATCCCTTTGCCCGCCAGTGGTACCCCGCAGTCCCTTGCTGCCCTCACTGTCAGAGCAACACTTCATCACGGTCGCTCCTTGCCTCCTGCCTCTGCACGACGTGCGCAAAAATCCCAGGGGTAAAGGCGCGTGCGGAGCACGTGCCGCCCTTGATCGGTCCGAAGGGTTACGAGTTCTTCCAGAAGAAGCCCATCGCATGGCTTGCGTACCAGCTAGGCAAGTCCGGCCTTCGCGCCATCCCTCCCCAGTACCGCGAGCGTGAGGCACGCAGGCTGATGCACATCGCCATCGTGCGGTTCTGGGGAGACGACGATGACATCGACATCACCTACGACATCCTGCGCAACGAGGCGCGTGACCCTTGGCAGCAGGACGGCACAGTCGGTGGGGGCATGGACAGCTTCCAGCCCTCAGAGGACTCCGAGGTCGTGCGCGACGCGCGGAGCACCCACCACCTCTACGTGCGCATCTTCCGTAACAAACTAAACACTGCCATCCTAAAGCCGCTGCTCGCATGGCTCGCCGATGTGCGCGTGCAGATGGCATCCACCACGATCGCACGCAGCACGACAGTGACCGATGAAGACGGGTGGGTCCCCTCGCTGATGTTGATGGGCGACAGCGCCACGGGCGAGACCCGCTCGTGGGCGGTGACCTTCGTGAACACCCAGTCAGCATTCGTGGTCGTGCTCAACGGGCGTGGTGTCCACTTCCCTGATACCTTGGCGACCCTCACACTAGACGGGGAGCCCCTGACTGAGCAGGCATTTAGCAGGGCAGCACTCGAGGACGTGTTGCGTGGGTGAGCTGACTAAACGCTGCTAGTTTATTTTATAAGCTGCGCGCATCCCGCTAAAACATAACACCGTATTGGGTTACGCCGCTGCCTAGTAGCTTGCCGCTCATGAGCAAGCAACTACCATCCGGGGTTCAGACACAGCGCGCAGATGGCTCGGTTTGGCAAAAACCGGCATCACCTGACGCTAAGAACTGGAAGCAAATCAAGGACGGGGACAAGCCGCCACAGAGCGAAGCGCGCCCGGCCCAGGTTGAAGGTGTGGGGGGAGCCGCCGACGCCAACACCTTAGGCAACCGCCTACTTGCTTCGAAGTACGACCTCGACGGGTTCAGTCCTAGTGACGCCATCCACCCATCCCACGTCTCCGTAGACACCGACGGGGACATGGACGGAAAGGCAGTGGCCACGTGGGACGACGAGGAAGGAAACGCCAACCGGTCGTATTCTAAGAACTTTCATCAGCGCAAGCACCGCCACACCTTCGCTGCAATGCAACAGAACAAGGTGGCGCTGTCGTACGCCCCCAGCGAGTTGCTCCGCCTTTACAACGAGGCACCCGACGGCGACAAGGACCGCTACCTTGCTGCGCACATCGTGGCTGAGCACGGGCACAGCGTAGAACAGGTGCTCTCTATCCAGCGAGGCCACGTCGGCACCTCCGTGCGCAAGGGCCGCGGCGGCCTGCCGATCCTACTGAACCATGCGTCGGGGCGCCAGTTCACCTGGGAGTCAAAATCTCCTGAGCTCAAAGCCCACGTAACCGCCCGCAGCTCTCAGAGCCCCACTGGGCCCTTGTTCCATTGTGGGCCGGACTGCATCAGCTCCGCGCTCAGCGAGGTAGGTCTAGGTGACGTCCCGGTCCCGACCATCCGCGCGCACGCCCAAGCCAAGATGGCGGTCGATCTCCTGTCTAAGACCAAGCGAGTACGCATCGACTCGATGGGCTCGGGCATCGACAAGGTCCGCGGGTCGATCGCTGAGGCGAGTCAAGTCATGGCGGAGTTCTACGGGCACAGACAAAGCCCCGCAGACATGAGCTACGTCCCGCCCCACGTCCAAGCCTCGTTCCTCGAGAGCTGTGGTGGCGGTTCCATCTTTAAGAATACCTTCGGTGCCCTGAACAAGGGCGCAGTTCATACTCCACAGGAGGAGTCGCTATGGCAACACGCCGAGGATCAAGTCCTAAAGTCCGTCCCGAAGGAGATTCCGCAGGGCGAGATCCCGCGGCTGGTGAGGACACTGTACGAGAAGCTGGTGCTGAACCCGACTTCGATTCAGTTGAGTCAGAGCTCGACGCCCTTGGGGAAGGGAGCGACGACGACCTCGACGACCCCACCGGCGAGCTCGACGGAGGAGGCGACATCGGCGACGACGGTGGAGACCTTGGAGACGGAGAAGTTCCTCCCCCAGTCTACACCGCAGACGATGCTGGGTACGCCGAGCCAACCCCCGACCCCGCAGAGCGCCAGCCCGGAGCCCAGCCCTACCAGTACCAGCACAACCACGAGGTCACAACCACAGGGTTTACCGACCGAGGGGCTGACCTCTACTCAAAATCCATCGGATACGCCTGGCCTAAACCAGGATCTCCCGTGGTGCTCGACGACGGGGACCTCTACGCCGAAGCAGGCGATGTCTACCCCATCCTTCCGGCACTCCAACAGTCTCGCGGCTTCTGACGTCCGTGCCGGTTGCGCCCCGCTGTATGCCCAACTCCTCCTCAAGGGGGTGAGTGGGTTAATCGCACCAAGCGGCATCCAGTTCTTCACTGAGGTCTTCACCGCGGTGAAGGACGAAGAGACCACAGCGCTCTTCCTCGCCGAAGTCACCACGTTCATCTCAGAGGTGGCGAGCTTTCAAAAGTCAGGCTCCGTGGCAGGTACGCGGGGCGACCCCCTCGGACAGGTCGCTGTCCACGGTGATGGCAGTCGCTGGCGCAAGGTAGGCAACGGGCAGTGGGAGCGTGTCGGCGGGACTGGCAAGAAGAAGAAGCAGCCAGAGAAGCAAAAACAGACCACGTCCGCGCGCGTGCAGGCGCTCCGCCAACGGCTGAAGCAGCTGCGCGCGTCGTGGAAGTCAGCGTCATCCACAACCCAGCGCGCCCAAGTGGTGAAGAACTTGACCGCAGTCAAGATGTCCATCAGACAGACGCTTGCCAGCAAGGTGGCAAAGTCGCTGTCGGCTGAAGTCGACGACGAGCTCGGCGCACTCGACGTCATCGTCACTACACATCTCAGTGCCTGGCAGCAAGTCGTGGCAGAATCTGAGGCCGCAGACGTGCAGGCAGCAGTCGTGCCTGAGGTGATAGTCAAGAGTTACATGTCCGTGACTCACATGCGGCGTGACGACACTGTGTGTACCGCAGCGATTAGCTCTTACATCCGTGAGACAGACCACTACGACATTCGCAAGGTACTCACACCGAGCGACTACATTCAGCGCGCAGTCGCAGACGGTGGCCCACCCGCCACTGAGCTAAAGACTATGCTGATCATGAAAGGTTATGCTGCAACGCTGACTACACTAGCATCTATCATGCAAGAGGTCCGCAATGGTACGACGTAAAGCTAAAACTGTCGCACGAGGGGTGGCAGTCGTCGCACCTCTAGGGTCGAACGTCGACCACACCCTAGTTGAGACCGCACGCGCCATCAGCACAGGCGCATACGGTACGCACATTGGTGTACCGCCGCTCACCTACCACAGCTTGTACGCCATGGCGCGCACGTCCATCGTGGCGTCAGTCATCGGCACAAGGCAAAACCAAGTCGTCGACTTCAGCAAGCGCCTGACAACCCAGCACATGAATGGGTGGACTATCCGTTTGCGTCAGCAGCACGCCATCCCATCCAGCACCGACCGCTACAGGATGGAACACATCGCAGCGATCATCGAGACTGCGGGTGGTGAGTGGCAGACAGGAGGGTTCGAGCAGTTCTTGCGGTCGCTGACCTTCTATACACTGGCAGTGGACCAAGCACACATCCAACCAATCTTGTCGCGACTAGGTAAGCCTGTCGCGTTCCGGCTGTTGGATCCGCAAACTATCCGCCTACTCATCCCGACAGAACACGTCTCAGACAAAGGGGAGTTCGACTTCTCTAAGGCTGAACTAGTTCAGTACATGCACGGGCGTGAGACTGCACGCTTCAAGCGCAATGAACTGTCATGGTCAACACGCAACGCCCTCCCAGGCGTCACAGCTTTTGGCTATGGTATGCCAGAGTTGGCCATGCTCGTCGGGTCCATCGCGGCGCTCCTCAACGCGCACACCCACAACGCACAGTTGTACACCACAGGCTACCTTGGGAACAACTTCGCCACCATCAAGTCACTCATGGGGCCAGAGCGTTTCAAGCGGGTTGAAGAGTCCTTCCAAGCGATGCTGTCCGGCGTGCGGAAGAACAAATCAGTCCCACTGATCCAGCTCAACCCGAACCTCAATGAGTCTGTGGAGGTCCACCCATTCGGCAAGACGGCCAGCGACATGGAGTTCATGAACTGGTTGAACTACAATACGAAGGTTGTCTGTGCGATGTTCGGCATGGATTCGATCGAACTAGGCTTCACGTTTGGTGACGAGAAGTCATCCAAGTCCAAGTCTGACCTATCGCCGCAGGACCGCATCGTCGCCAGCAAGGAGCGCAGCCTACGCCCGCTGCTGCGCTGGATCGCGCACCAGATCAACACCACCATAATCTGGCCGCACTGGCCTGAATACCAGTTCGAGTTCTACGGCTTCGACTCGGTCACCGAGACACAGAAGCAGGAGAACATTATCAAGTGCGTGCAAACCCTCATGTCTGTGAACGAGGGGCGCGCCTTGATGAACTTGCCTGCATGGAAGGACCCAGTGTCCAATCGTCCACTGCACTCAAGCTACCAAATGTACCTTCAGAAGTTGGTAGAGCAGGGGACTTCAATCAATCCCGACATCATCCCCGACGACGTCTCGTCGTTCGTCGGGGGGCGTCGCATGGTGTCCACTGCATCGTCAGCTTGATGGGGTTACGGTCTTACAGGGGACAGTCCCCACCATGAGCAGATTTTCCATTGCCGAACGTATCACCTCGTCCCTAGTGGACATCAGCCGCGAGCTGGTGGCTAAGGGTACGGGGAAGGTCGCGTTCGACGCCAGCCTGCTACATGACAGCGACCGGTTCTCTATGTGGGCACCGTTCGACGTCATCAGCAAGGCAGGGCGTGAAGGGACTGATGATACCAAGATCGGTATCATCAGTGGCATCGCTACCACAGAGGCCCCGGACGCTGATGGCGACATCATCAAATCGGATGGCATCGACTGGTCCTACTTCGTAGGGAAAAGCGGCTCAGGGGCGCGTGGATTGATCATCGACGAACACCCCGTGGGAAACCACAACGTCGTCGGGTACCCCATCAGCATTAAAACAGTTGATGTGGAACACGACGGCGCCCTCATCAAAGGTACCAACGTCAAAGCTGGCTTGTACCTAGAAGACAAGCGCGGGCGGGACATCTTCGAGAAGTCCTGCATCATGCGCCGCGCTGGTGGCGACCGCAGCTACGGTTTCTCCATTGAAGGGTCAGTCAAGCCCGGGGGACGCCGCGGTAAGGTCGTCGAGAAGTCCACTGTCAAGTGGCTAGCCATTACAATGGCACCTAAGAACCCGCTGTCGTGGTGGGACCCCATTGCCAAGTCAATCATGGCGGCCACGGGACTCCACGAGGGCGCAGAGAACGACCACACCTCTATGGTGATGGGCGTTATCATGTCGAAGCTGCAGGACGACCACTCCTACGACCCGGCGTTCCTCGTCGAGCAGCTCACCATTCGCCTGTGTAAGGCGTACCCCCAGATGACGTGGGGTGACGCAGTGAAATCTCTACAGCAAGTGCTGAAGATGGTGTCCCAGACCCCAGCCTGATGGCAGCAACAGAAGGAAGTATAGTATGAAGATCAAAGCAAGTGAGCTCAAGGCTATGCTGGCTGGTGTTGCGAACGCAGACGCCATCATCGCCGAGCAGATCCAGAAAGGCGAGATCATCGATGACCTCGGTGGTGGCGCACCTATGTTCAAGTCGGAGGCTTTCGAGACTCTCGCGAAGGCGCTCCAGGCGGCTGTCGAGAAGCTCAATGCACTCCCGACCGAGCTTGAGAAGCCGGCCACTAACGAGCGCGCCGAGCGCCTCGCGAAGTCCAAGGCCGCTGAGAACGCACCTGAGGTTGTCGAAGCGCTCAATGAGCTCGGCAAGAACATGGATGCAGCTGTCAGCTCCCTCTTCAAGTCGCAGAGCGAACTGGCCAAGGGCCTCGCTGCCGTGGCGGAAGCGGACAGCCAGAGCATCCGAGGTTATGTCGACCTCGCGACGCGTGTCCAGAGTCTCTCCACCCAGATGGGTGAGCTGATGAAGTCGATGGCCGCTCCGGTTGAACCGGTCGGCGTCGCCACCAGTGCGGGCGTCCCTGTCGCCAGCCCGTCGGACAATGCCCAGGCCATCTTGACGCAAGGTGCCACTGACTTGGCCCTCTTCAAGGGTCAGCTCGAGCAGGCGCAGGCTCTCATCATCTCGAGCATTAACAGGCTCGAGCCCCTTCAGCAGTCGGGCCCGCACGGTGCGGCCATGCAGAATGACATCATGCTGCTTCAGACCGGCGGCAAATCCCCTGCAGAGATTCTCGCAGCATACAAGTGAGGTAAATTGTGGATCCAGCGAACCAGATGCTATTTTATCAGCTCGAGCAGCTTGGTCGCTCGGCTGCCACAGGTGCAGAAGTTCCACTCGCGGAGCTCCGCGAACTGAACCTCGCGCTACATAACAACATGGTCAAGTCGGCGCAGTCGGCGAGTCTTCAGAAGGCAGGCATCGGTTATCCGATCGCCACGCCGTCTGACTCGTCCACCGTGTCGGGTGGTGGCTACGCGCCCTTGGTGCCGCAGTCCATCCAGCCGATCTACGACGTGGTTACCGCGTCTGAGCGGCACCTTGTGCTGCAGAAGCTGATCACGAAGACGTCGGTGACCTCACCTGTCTTCGAGTACCCGCAGCTCCGCAAGTGGGGTGGTTCTGAGACCTCCATCTTCATCGCTGAAGGTGGCGTCCCGGCAATCACGCAGTCCCACTTCACGAAGCAAGTGGTTCGGATGAAGTACATGGCGGTGCATCGCCAGCTCACCGACGTGCTCACCCAGACGGGCCTCCTGTCTGGTATCGGCAATGCGCGCGCCCAAGAGGCACGCGCTGGTTCGATGGAGCTGTCGATGGCGCACGAGCGCAACCTCCTGTATGCGGACTCCAGTATCAACCCTCTCGAGTTTGACGGTATCATCCCGTCCGTCGAGCGGTTTGCGCCCGAGAACGTCATGGACGCGGAAGGCAACACGATCACGGGCCAGGAGATTCAATCCTTCTTGGCCATGTTGGTCAGCCCCCCGATCTACGGCGACCCGCAAGCGGTGCTGATGTCCGCGCGTCACTACACGTGGTATCAGAACAGTCTGATTCCATTCAAACGTGGTGACCTGGCCAGCGACCAAGGGCTAACTCTGTCAACGACCGGTATCTCGGTGGGGTCTCACCTCAACCCGAAAGTACCGTTCACGGTGGTCCCTCTCCTCGAGCCCATCCACCACCCGATTACGCGTGTGGAGGGCCACGCCCCCCCGGTTGCACTCACCCCGGTGCTCTCGGTCATCGCAGGTGGTACGACCAGCAAGTGGCGTTCAGCTGACGTCTTAGGCCGCGACTTCTACTACACCTTCATCATGCAAGGTGACAATGGTGTGACGCGTACGATCAATGTCGGCCCCGTCCGGCTTGTCGCGG